AGATTATTTACAAGTGCAATGTACACTCCCTTCTGGTGACAATGCTGTAGACGCAAAAAAGAAAGACAAGTTAGAAAAAAATGACAGTGTAATGAAAATAGACATTTTAAACTATATTACCGGTGAATCTGATAGTAAATTTGTATTAAAATCAAATGGTTATGTATTGTTTGCGAATGCTGTATTAGACTATTGGAAAAACACTAATATAATATTTAATGCTTTAGATATTTCTATAAAAGAAATTATAGATTCATTAAATAATGTAAAAGACTCATCTAAATCAATACAATTATCAATATTTAATCATGAAGACTATCCATTTTATGTCATTAATAATTCAGATAAAGAATTATCAACTAGTCAAATTGATGATATAAAGGAAGTATTTAAAAGTGACAAAACTAAAATATTTCAATTTAAAATTAATGATAATAATAAAATAGAAAAATTGGAGGTTGGGGAACCAGGAACTATTTATTGTTACCCATTAAATGAAAAAGCATTCAAAAAATTATTTCAAATAAATAACAAATACTCAACGAATAATATATTACCATTCGATTTTTCATTTTTGAAAACATTTAAAAAAGGAAATATTCACACTATAAATTTTAGGAAAGAAAGCGATAAAATTGATAAACTAATACAAACATTAACAACGGGATTTAAGGTAGAAAAAGAAATACCAGAATCTGTTGGTCGTAAAAAAAAAGAAGATACATCTCTAAAAATAACAACTCGGTCTGTAGGAATAGATGGAATTAATAATTTTGATGAATTAACTATAAATGAATATTTCTCATATGTAGTATCAAAAATAGTTATATCAAGCATAAAAAGAACTATTGCTATAAATACATATTGTGATAGTAATTTATTTGTTCTTATGGAAAAATTAATAATTTCATATACTTCAAATATTCAAATATATAATGAATTACATTTAGATAAGGACTTAAAACCACCTGCTGATGGTGATGAACCTAATTTTTATTCTGAATGTAAAAAAATAGTAGGTATTATAAATACTTCTAGTACAGGAAAAATTTATCCAATACATCTTTTCTTTAAAGAAATTGATAAGTTTGATGTTACAGACACTAATGTATTAGATATATTAAATGAAGATATAATTAAAACATGGAGAAATGACGATAGTTCCGATCCACAAAAACCTAAATATTGGACGGTTGATACAATTGTAAATGAGTTTAATGATATTAAAAATACAGTAATCGAATTCAAGAAAATAATATGTGTGATAAATAATGCAAATGAAAATACAGCCAACACATTATCTATTAATGGATTAATAGATATACACACACAAATAGTAACTCACGAAATAAAGAAAAAAGTTATTAGTATCATCGAAGACACTGGAGTCCCCGCAATATCCGATGGTACCAAGGATAAAATTGAGAAGAATTTACCACCAAATACACTATCCCTAACACCAGGTCCGTCAACAAATCAAGTTCCAACAACTCAAGATATAAAAGTCCTAGTATCTGAAGCATTGAGTTCTGATAAAGATATACAAGCTAAAAAAGCTGTTGTTACAGAAACAAATACATCACGCGAAGAAACCAACACAGATATTACACAAGAAAACAACGATAGTAAAACTGCTGATAACCAGGTAAAAGACCAAAAACAGTATGTTTTATTAGATCAGTTTCATAGTCTTATAGAAAATCCAGACTCAGATCCAAATAATATGTCTAAGAAAGATATTAAAGAATATTTAAAAGATTACAATTTATTAGATATATATATAGAATTATATCCAGATGATAATATTAAAGATGACGATGTGTAGGCTCAGGATTATAAATAATATTATGTATGCAATAATCCAATAATAGATATTTGATTGTCACCATATTCAAATCTTTTACCAATAACTTTAATCGAAATAGTATCATCTACATTTAATTCCATAAATTCAGTTGGAAGATGGTTAATGTGATGTTGACGTGCTAACAAAATATTTAATGGAGAATTATCATCCCCTATTATTCCAGCTAATACACCCATTTTATTTTTGTTTTTTACTTGTACTTCTATTATAGTACCTTCTAAAGGATTACATATATCAGCTGTGAATTCAACATTATATAAAACCGATCCATTAAAATGACTTGTTAATACATTACCAGCACTACGTTTAATAATTTTGATACTGGTTGGTTTGATATAACCATATTTTAAACATTTTCCTTCAAAATTATTTTTTAACTTTTGTAAAATATATTCGTTAATTTTATTGTTGATATGTTTCGCTTCAACCGATAATGATTTTTTTATTGTAGTTTTTGTAAATAAAGTATCCATATATTAATATTATTTAATATTTTTAAATAAAAAATCAATTTTATATAAATAATCTCATTTTTTATTCAATTCATATTCAATTGTTTCTTCAACATTGTATAAATATCTAAATTTAGATTCATATTTAGATTGAGCACTTAAAAATATCGTTTCTAATTCATAACATAAATCTGGTTTCTTCGGAAGATTTGTTGAAGATCGATTACTGTATTTTACTTTGCCCAAACTAAATTCAATATATTGAATTATTTTATCTTTCTTCATACCACTATTATTACAAATACTACCAGTTTTCTTTTGTGTACCTTTTTTACCTTCATCATTTTTATCCCTTATTTTAAACAATATTGAATTATCTGATTTTTTAATTTCATAATAACCTATAATTTGAGCAGGTGGTTTTTGTTTTTTTTTTGTTTGTTCAAATTGTTTTTTCATTATTATTACTTCTTCTTTTGTTGGTTCTTCGAAAATACCATTATTATATTTTTTATAAACAATATTATTATTATATACTATTTTATATCCCCATATATTACCAGAACTATTATATAATACATTATATATGTGTTCTAATATATAAGATTCATGATTGGTTATTAATATATCTTTATCATTATATCGTGTTATTAAATATTGTAATAATTTTTCTTTTTTATTTATTTTCATATTATTTAATGATTTAATAACTTGATTTATTGGTATTTTCTTTGTTGTTGGAAAGGTTTCGTCCATAATAGATTTGCCAGATTCATCCATTTTTTCATTTTTTTGATTTGCAAATACAAAATTTGGTTTTACTTTTTTAGATGTATTCACTTTTAATTGATTTAATACAACATTATTTGAAATGTTGTATGAATTATTTCTTTTTGAATTTTCTTTTTTGATACTGTTAAATGTACCAAATTTACTAGAATTATGTTTATTGAATATATAATGTTGGTTTCTATAAATAATATGTCCAGATTTATTATGAGTTTTAATAGTTACTTTGTTCAAAATTAAATCATTTAATGCCAAAAAAATGACCAATTCTTCTTTTTCTAATTCTCTTATTAAATCATCTAATTTATATATATATGCTTTTTTAAAGAGTTCAATTATATCTCTTTTTGTTTCATCGATTGAATCTTGTATAATAGATTCATTCATAGATAATGTATTACTAGTTTCAGGATGTGTAGTATCTAATTCACATTTGTAATCACATTCTTTATAATTACATTTTTTAGAACCATCTATATCAGTTTCAAATTTATTTCCTTCAATATTTACTTCACAATCTACTGAATTTATTTTTAATAAATATTCTATTTCACCCATTTGTTTTGATTTTTCCTCTCCAGTTCTGTATATTTTTAAATCAATTGTTTCTATATCTTTACTTGGATTAACTGATTTTATTGAAGCATATAAATAAATAGTAACATTCCGTTGATCTTTATCTAACTCTATATGAGAACAATTACGAATACCCCGTCCAATAACTTGTTCTATTTTATTTAAATGGTGCCATGGGTCAAGAATATGGACTTCTCTAATATAAGAAAAATCTAATCCTTCAGCAGCTGATTCACTTCCTAAAATTATTTTTATTTTTTCACCATGTTTGTTTAAACTTTGTAATTTAATATAATCAGAATAGGCATTATTAGAAAGATCTTTATTACCAGAAATAATAATATATTTACCTTTTTGTTTTATACGATCCTCAATTAATGAGCCATTATATTTACTGTATCCAAGATATTCTAATGCTAATGCTAAAGGTATTATACCATTGTTTATAAACTGTGAATATATAAATATTATACCTGGTTTATCAGCATTTTTTTTAATGTGTTCTATAATTTTAGCTATTTTTGTTGAATATTTTTTTAAATTTTCTAGTTTAAATATAGATTTATAGGTAGCATTTTTAAATTTATATTTTCCTTTAGATACTGTTAAAATATTACTAAATCCAGTTTCACTAACAAAATCTTCAACTTTGTAATTATCTATATTTTTCATATCTTTATTTGGAAAAATCATGTTAGAACACATTATAGCTTTTTGATTGAAACTTCCATAGGTTTCTTTTTTATTATATTGGAAGGTAGATAAATTTGTATCCATTTTTTCATATATTTTTTTTTGATATCCTTCCATAACACATCCAATTATATTTAATGTAGTTATAGGATTAGATATAACATTTCCAGTAGTATCTAAAACTGGCATATTTTTAAATTTAATTGTATTTGGAGGATAAATTCTTTCTGGAAACCGAAATGGGTCTTCACCACGCATATACGATATATAGCCTCTGATTTTACTTTCAAATAAGACTTTTTTAGATTCAATCAACTTTTCATGTTTATCAAAAAAATCTGATGCTTTTATAGTAGGACGGTTATCATTCATTAACATTAAATTAATTAAAAATATGATTTCTTTTGAAGTATCAAACATTGGTGTTGCTGATAATAATAATAATTTCATGTTATCTGCGATTTTAATCACTTTTTCTAATAATGGTGATACATATGCGGTATCTACTCCTTTTTTTATGTTATGAACTTCATCTATAATCATAACACTATTAGAAAACATTTCTTTTATTTTTTTTTCAAAAATTTTAGAAAAATCTTTTTTATCAAATCTAGTTTTTATTGTGTCTTGTAATTTTGTTATTATATTAGCAAATTGTTTGTAGCCATAAAATTCATATCTATTTTTAATAATTTTATTAATTTTCGATTCTAATACATCATTTGATATAGATGATAAGTTGTCAACATTGATTTCTTTTAAATATTTTTCACCTGTACATTGATAATATGGCAAATTTTCTTTTACTTTTTGAATATTAAAAATATTTTTTTGAAAATTAGCTTTAATACTAGGATTCAATAAAATTATAATTTTTTTATTGGATTCATTTAATTCTTGCGAATATTGTTCAGCAATAGAAATACTTGAACATGTTTTACCAACTCCAGTTCCATGGTATAATAATATACTATTATATGGTGTATTAGGAGACATAAAACTTTTCAAAAATTTTTGATTAGGTGTTAACTTGAATATTTTATCTTTTGATGGATTGCACATTTTCTGAGAATATTCCTCTTTTTCATCATTAGACATAGCATCTTTTTTAGGTATTTTGTTTAATTTAAATTCTTTTTTAGAAAATATTTTTGTATTAAACTTACGATCATAGTAATCTGGATATATATAATCAAAATTAGTGTTGTATGTATCTATTAAACGTTGTTCCATTATTACTTTTAAAGCTTCAAATTTATATAGTAATTCATGTCTATTGTGATGTCTCGGTAAATCTAATTGTTCCAATATATGATTTGATTCTAATATAATAGAATTATTGTCTAAAGATTGAGTATCATAGTATTTAACAAATTCGTATATTTTATCTGTTTCATTTTTTCTAGATTTACTATTATTTATTCTTTGTTGGTGTTTTTGGCTTTTACGAGACTCATTTTTGTTAGTTTTTTTTTTCGTTTTTTTTGATGAGCTCATTAATATAAATAAATATTTTAATTTGTCAAAAGTTTATGAAGTTGTTCCAATACATTTTTTTTTTCAATATTATATGAACGTATATTAGTTAATGCTTCTGGTAAAGTATGCCATTTAATATTACTTATTTCGGATACTTGATTTATATTTAATTTATCTATTTTAAAATTAATATTGTTAATATAATTTTTAGATTCAGCAACATAATAATTATGTTTGTATCTAATATTATTTGAGCCAGAAAATAATTCTGTTAATGGATCTATTTGATAAATAATATTAAAATCATTTTTATTTAAACCAGTTTCTTCTTCAAATTCTCGAACAGCACATTTCAAATTATTTTCTTTTGTATTTCTTCTTCCCTTTGGAATACCCCATTCAGGTTCATTCCAATAAATAATATTATTATCATTTAAACTTATTAGTGAAATAAATTCATTTTTATTATTAAAACCTTTTTTCAATTTATTAAATTTTTTTTTAGATGTATCGTATTCATTATGGTATTGTTTATTATTTTGTTTCATCCATAGATTATTCCATAATTTATCAAAACTGTTAGAAATAATTCGGGTTCTTTCATCTTTAGTCATTATCTGAAATAATTTATTAATATAGTTTATATTTTCTATATTATATTTACCACGCATAAATTCAACAAATCCTAATGTATCTTTTCGTTGAACTAACAAATACGAAAATTTGTTATTTTCTTTTTTAAATAATATTACACCATTGCTAATTATAGGTGATAAGCATCTTCTATAAACATGTCCATACTTACCACAATTACCACAATATAAGTTATTTTTATTCATTCTATATAATTAATTTTATTTTTTTTAAGTATTTTTATATTTAGTGTATAAAAAATATATGTTTATATTAATGGATCCAACAGTATGGGGGCCGAAATTATGGTTTTTTA